GGACATTCTATAAATACTGGAAATCTTAACAGACCTACCGAAAATAGGTAGGGGTATGTGTCTATAAGAATGAAGGGGGTTAGTGCCTCCTTTGTTCGCCGGTATAGCTCAATTCGGTAGAGCAGCTGCCTTGTAAGCAGTTTGTTATGGGTTCAAGTCCTGTTTCCGGCACCATACCTTTTTAGACAAAGCCTAACGATAGGGTTAAATATCGGATAAAGGTTACGCAACCTTAAATGCGGAGGAGGAAATTAAAATGACTAAACCGATGAAGGCTGAATTACTAAACGAACCTAAACTGCTATCTCTTGACTTACAATTTTTCGCAGAAGGTGACCCAGATAATTTAGACCCAAACAATCCTGATAATCCAGATCCGACTAATATTGATAAGAAAGACGAACCAAAACTTTTCACTCAAGACGAAGTGAATGCGTTTATTAAAGAACGTGTTAGTCGTGCCGAGAAAAAATACGAAGGTTTTGACGACCTTAAGACGTTTAAAGAACAAGCCGACGCACAAACGGAAGCGGAACGACTTAAGAACCTTTCTGAAATCGATGTTATTAAAGAAGAAGCACGAATCGCTTCTGAAAAAGCGGCTAACTTCGAAACTGAACTCGCTAAACTTCGTGAAACAAATAAGAAACACGCCATCAATAACGAGTTCATCAAACAAGCAACAATGAAAAAAATTGCCTATCTTGATGACGCTTTAGTTTTAGCTTCTGTTGACTTATCCAACATTCAAGTAGCTGAAGATGGAACCGTAAGCGGTATCGATACAATCGTTGACTCGCTTGTAAAAAACAAACCATTTTTACTGGGTACACAATCACAAGATCCTAAACACATTGGCGGAGCTACTGACCCGGTTAAGCAAAATGATGATGTGAAAACATTGTCAATGCAACTGGACGATGCAAAGAAAGCCAAAGACTTTAATCTTGTCGTTAAATTATCCAATCAATTAAAAAATCTTACAAAATGAAAAGGGGATATTAAATAATGTTATTGACTTATGACTTTAAAGACCAAATCCGCCAACTTGAAGAAGGCATCAACTTAATCATCAACGACGCACCTACGCTATTAGGTTTAGTTGGATTAAACGGAAAAGCACTTACACAAACGAAATTCGAATGGATGGGCGATAACTTAAACTCAAACCGCGCGAACGCTTTTGCTGATGCTGCTGTTGGAGCAACTTCTCTTACACTTGCTGCTGGAGACGGTGCTAAAATGCGTGTCAATGCTATCTTAGTTGCTGGCGAAGAGTATTTACGTGTTACGGCTGTTGCTGGTGATGTTGTTACTGTAGAACGTGGATTTGATGGAACAACTGCTGCTGCTATTACAGCTGGCGCTGAAGTTCGTGTTGTATCTCGTCCTCAATTACAAGGTGCTGGAGTAGGTACAGATGAAGGCCACGATCGCTTCACTCAATTTAACTACACGCAAATCTTCGAGCGTTATGCTTCTGTTTCTGAAACACAAATGGCAGTTAAAACGCACAACGTTGGTGACGAATTAAATTACCAAATTCAATTACGCTTAAAAGAACTTGCTCGTGAGTTTAATGATGCGTTGATTTACGGTCGTCGTATTGCTGGACAACCTGGTATGCCGAGTATGACTGGTGGTTTATTGTACTTCGCTGAAAAAGAAGGTTCGCACAAACAAAACCTTGCTGGTGGCGAAATTACTGGTAAAGCAATTAATGACGCATTCGAAGAGTTATACAAACGTGGTGGTAACGCAAACACGATTATCACAAACACGGCTGGTGCTCGTCAAATCTCGAAATTGTCTGGTCCATTAACGACTATGCGTGAAGATACTACTACAGGTCACCGCGTATCAACGTTCGTTTCCGATATGGTTGGCGGCGGTCAAGCTAACTTAATCGTAGATCCTAACTTCCCGAAAAACAAAGTTGCAATCCTTGACGCTTCTATCGCTGAGTTCGGTGCTTTACGTGGCCTATACGATGTTGACGCATCTCAGAACGGGGCTGACTTCGTTGCCAGACAAGTTCGCGGAGAATACGGTATTACAATCAAGAACGCGAAAGAAAAAATCGCTATCCTTGAAAACATCTCTATGTCAGTAAGCTAATTTGAATAAAGAAGTAATTGAGGGAGTCTTAACCGGCTTCCTCTTTTATTTTTGTATAAGGGAGGCAATCGGATGACGAAATGTAAATTCAAAGCTGCTCAATTCTATAAAGTATCTAAGAATGAAGTGGAATTTCAATTTAATTACTTTGGTGAATACGAAACAGACAAGCCAGAGGAATTAGAAATTTTACATTCGCTTATTGGCACTTACGTTCAAGAGGTTAAGCATTATGAAGCCCCTAAAGAACACGTAGAAGATAAAGCGGAAGTTAAAGAAGTTAAGGAACCGGATGTAAAAGAACCGGAACCGAAACCAGTTAAAAAAGCGGAGGAAAAGCCTAAACGTTCCTCTAAGAAATAAGGAGGAGACGATAAATGGACTTACTACTCGCTACTGACTATATCAATCTTAATTGCGTTGATACGGAAGAGTGGATCGAAAATGCGACGGACGAACAGCGTACTCGTTGTTTAAACGTGGCTTCTCGAACACTGAAACGTGAATATCGTGAGATTACTCCTGCTACGGTACTCGGACTTCCCCCGATAATCACCGAGTTTTTTATTCCTGATGAAGCGGTTTTTGAATTCGCAAACGTTTTATGTATTATGTTTTCGGATACCAACAAACTTCAATCTCACGGGATGAACAGCTTAACGATTAATGGTTTAGGGACATTCGACTTTGGTAGTAAGCAAGTTAAAAATGCGAGTGACGTTGACTTTACTAAATTCATTCCTCAAATCGCACACGATCTTATTAATGAGATGAACGGTACGCTTACGAAAAACCGACGTCTTAAATGGACGACGGTGTAACTATGGCCATTATCCCAATGAAACAAACGGCAGTGATTCTTAAAAACGATCAAGCGTCGAGTGATGGATGGGGCGGCAAAAATACGACAGGTTCATTTTCGATTAAATGTCGGTTTGTCGAACGCAGCCAACTTTACAAAACGACCGCTGGTTTGAAAGATATACGTGATAGCAAAGGGAAAGAAGTTGTGTTTAAAGGAACGTTCACTTTTAATAAATCGGTTGATTTAAACCTTCACGATAAAATCGAATTTACAAACGAGGTCGGTGTTTCTCACGTATACACGCCTATCACTATCGATGTTATTCGTAATCTGAGCGGTAAAGTAATAGCCACGTTAGTCGAGGTGAGTTAAATGATCACGATTACTGGGGTTCCTGCTTTATTAAACGCTTTACACACCACCCCGAAAGAAGTCCGAATTGGAGCAAGACACGGCATCGAACAAGGTCTCAAACAATGGCAATCGAGTGCTAAGAAAGTTGCTTTAAAGGACACGGGTAAATTACGAGCTGGGATTAAACCAGACGGTGTAAAAGGTGCTGGACTTGACCTTGAAGGTACACTTGTCAGCAATGCTTATCGTGGTGGCTTCAACTATGCAACTTATTGGCATCTCTATAATACGCCGAAAAAAATTACCACTCCTGGTACAACGGGCAAACATTTAGAGAAATCGGGTAAGTCAGACGGTGACGCAATCATCGATAAAGTCGAAAATGAAATACACAACGCGTACGCGAGAAAGGGCTGGTAATTTTTGCTGTTAGATGAATTAGAAGGGATTATACAATTCCTACAATTATTGTACCCAGATCGAAACATCGAGCGACAAAACATTCCCTTAGAACCTACTCTTGGAACGTTTGTTGTTCGTTTTTTAAGTGACGGAAAAGAGGTTGAAACAGCAGCTCGAACGGTAACGTCGAGAGGTTGGGACATCGTTTATTTTGCTCACGACACACAAGACGCTTTACGTGTGATGGACGAGTTCACAGCGAAAGTTGCGGATGCTCGTTTAATGATACCTCTTCCAAACTCGTTATCTTTCTTACGGAGCGAAGGGATTTCTTTCTCTAAACCGTTTACGAATGAAAACGATCAAGACGTCATCATCGGTGTTCTTTACACCAAAACGCGTACAGCGATATCACAAGCTCACTATGAAAAAGTATTAAAAGCAAGTGTAGTAATCAAATAGAAAAGAAAAGGGGTTTTTAAATGTCTGGATATTTTAATCCTGCAGTTGAAAGTGTACGACCAGGTTTATACCTTCGTTTCCTTGAGTTAGCAGAAATGCAGCTTAAAAAAGACGGGACTGGCGTTGTTGGTATTCCATTAGAAGTCTATACGGGAACAGCCGTTGCTAATAAAGTGTACCACGTAGAAAAGATTGAGGACGCAGTTGCTTTGTTTGGTGCTGATAACGTGAAACCAATCGAATTTGCTTTAGAAAATGCGGCAAAAGTAATTGTCTACACAGTTGAAACGTATGCGGATCCTGCTACTGAAATGGCAGCTTACGATAAAGTACGTGTTGCTTTTGATACGGAATTTGTCAATGTATTTGTTTACGGTGTGGCTGTTTCTGCGACTGAACAAGATCGCGCAATTCAGTGGTTAGACGTAGCCAAACAAGAAGGTCGTGAGTTTACGGTTATTTTTGGTGCGACGGATGTTTTAGAAGATGCGGATCCAGCTATTGGCGATGCTCGTTCATTACGTTTGAAACACACAGATTCAGTGAACTTAATTAACGGTCTTAAAATCGATGGTGTTGATTATGCGTCGTTTGACGTAGCTCCGTTAATTGCTGGTTTGATTGCGGCTACTCCGATGAATAAATCGATCACTTTCGTTAAATTAGCGGCTGAAGACGTAACGAAACGTTTAACGTACACACAAACAAAAACGGCTCTTAAAGCGGGTTCACTGGTGTTGACACAAACGGGTACTTCGGTTCGTGTGGAGCAAGGTCTTACAACTAACGGAACTAAATTGCGTAAAGCAGTTATTCGTCAAGGTGTAATGCGTGATATCAAAGAAGCGATTAATGAAGAAATTATCGGTCAATATTCAAACGATAAAGATACGCATTCATTCGTTATCTCAATGGTAAAACGTTACCTTGAAGGCTTACAAGCAGAAGGCGTGTTATACGGCATTGTGGTTAATATGTCTGTTGAGTTCCCAAGCGTTGGCGATTCAATGTATCTGGATGTTGCTTTCACAGAACAAGATTCGCTTGAAAAAGTATTTATCACGGTCGTTGTTTAATTACAACGGCTTTTTTCTTTTATTTTAGAAATTACGAGGAGGAACTCATAAATGGCATTTTCAGCTGAAAAAGTAATGAGTGGGACGCACTGCAAAATTTTCTATGATGGAAAATGGATCGCAAATGCGTCGGCTGCTGAATTACAGTTAGACATCGAAAAAGTAGATGTAAAAATCGCAGGTTCACGTGCGACGGGTACGAAAGTTGTTGGCTATAAAGGAACGGGTTCTATCACGACTTACAAAATGACATCGGCTTTAATCGAAGCGATTTCGTCTGTTGTCGATGACAGTAAAAAACCGTTTATCTGCGAAATGCAATTCGTTGTTGCTGACCCTGACTCAGGCGATCAAGAACTACGCATTCGTGTGAAAGACGTTTCTTTCGACCGTGTGGATTTAGTTCGTTATTCAATCGGTGAGTTAATCACTGAGGAACTTCCTTTCACGTTCACAACGTTTGAGTTTATGTCAACGATTAGCGAATAACAATTCGGGGTCTAAATGGCCCCTTATTTTTTTTGTTTATTTTTATTTTAAAAAACTATTAAATCCTTGGAGGAATATGACGATGAAAAAAGACCTATTGAAAGCACTATTAGAAATTGGCGAAGTAAAACCAGTGAAAGACTTGTACATTGGACGATTTGGATTTGATTTTAAACTACAAGCCGTTAATTATAAAGAAATGCAAAAATTGCGTAACCAAGCAACCTTCACAACGAAAAAAGGTGTAGAAGAGTTCCAACCAGAATTATTTAATGCGTTAATCGTTGCTGCTGGTGTGATTGAACCTTCGTTTAATTCTCCTGAAGTATTAGCGAAATACGGTGCGGCTGAAGACGGCGTACAAGCATTGTTATTACCTGGTGAAATTCAAAAAGTGTCTGGTG